CCCCATGCACTATCATCCATTACCAATGTAAACGATCCATTGGTATAGTTGATATTGGTAATTGTGAGTGAAATAGGTGTGGGAGTTGGTGTGTAATCGCCAATGGTAAACGTCAAACCATTTCTGGTGTCAATCACATTGGTCAAAACTCTGCGAATGATCTGGGCATCAATAGTGGCCCCAGTCAATGGCAAAACACCAGCATCATTGGTAATGAAAAGATTCCAAAATGCTTTTTGATTCCAGACCAACTCGCCTGAAAGAATTTGATTATCAAAGCCCGATATTTGGGCTAATGAATTTTTGTTAAATACTGCCATTACATTCCCTTACTAGGTAGTGACGCTGCCAATGTACTCACTGGCCCCGAATGTTTTGTATTATTTTTTGTTGATTCTAATGACTATTTTATCAACAATCAACTGCTCCAGCCATTTCTGGCAATGCTTTTAATGCAGTATAGGCTTGAGGCACAATATTTTGAGTCATATCTGGGGAAAACACCAAATTAAATGTCACCAATGGCTTTTGATTGGCCTCTCGATTGGCTTGAGCAAAATACACTTGAGCCGTTGCCGTTGCCGTTGGAATGGTCACACTTGGCACAACTGGTGGAAATTTTGTATAGTTTATATTTCCAATCACAATATAAGCATTTGGGCAGACCACGCCTTGGTCTGTGGTGTAATTTTTAGTAATTGCCATGATTTTCCTCAAGTGTAATAGGGTAAATAATAAGTGCCACCAGCATAACTGACTTGAATAAATCCAGTTAATACTTGACTACCAATTCCAACAAAACCAGTTACTGAAATTCCATTCCAGTTTTGAGCATTTAAATTGGTAACCAATGTACTGTTGTTAATTGTCATTTGACCTGACAATTCCAAACCATATCCAGTTAAAGATACTGCTTGGATTGCTGGTCCTGATACTGTACCAACATTAATTCCAGTACCACTTGATCCACCAATATTTAATCCAACTCCTGATCCTGTGACGTTTATTAAAACGCCATTTCCTCCTGAATAATTATAAAAATTTGCAACATATGAATAGGGGTTTGAACTTTCACCATAAATGGCATATGAATTTGACCATGTTGTTCCTGTGTCAAATCCAAATAATCCAGCTTGACCATTACCATTGGCCTCTCCATATACACCAAATTTTTGAGCATGAGTTGTATTGGCCACAATAGCTGCATATCCACCAGATGCACTATTGGCTCCATTGAATACCGCTTGCCCAGTAATATTGATGTTTGAGCCACCATTGATGTTTAAATTTGTTCCGTCAAACACCAAATTATTGGATGATGTTCCAATGCCAAACACGCCAGATGCATAAATGACCGCACCAGAGCCAGTCAATGTGCTGCCACTGACTGCAGCCGTGTTGGCTTGCAATGTGCCAGATACAGTCAAGCTGCCAGTGTTTGTTGACACTGCTGACAATGCACCAACTTTCAAACTGGAAATATATGGTGTGGACCATGTGGTATTGCCAGTTGATGGATCATAAATACCATCAGCCTGGTACAGTGAATTTGTGCTGGATGGGCTTGGATCACTTCCAGACCATGTGGCTGCAAATCCCCATGTGGTTGTTGATTGTGAGCTGGTTGGATAAGATGTGCTGCCACTGGTTGTGATATTGCCAGATGTTGGAGTTGGATTGCTGGCCACTCGAGCATAAGTCACTCTGGCTGATGTGCCATTGGCTCCAGCATATCCAGCAGTGACAATGCTGGCCGTTCCCCAATTGATTGATGTGGTAGTTGCCGTTGCTGAATCAGTCAATGGCACTGTGGCAGCATAAAGCGTATATCCAGCCGATGGTGATGTTGTAATGGTTGTGGCCCATCCTGTTGGTGCAGTATAGGCACCAGTTGACCATGTATATGTTGATGTGCCTGAAATACTAGGTGTGGACAATGCCCATTGATAAACTGTGGGTCTTGCCGTTTGAACACCACTTACCGCAGTACCATTTTGGCCAGCAACATATGTTGAAAATCCACTGGACCAACTGACTGAAGTTGTCGTTGCCGTTGCCACATCAGTGACTTGAATCGATGCTACCCAAAGTGAAAGACCAGATGTGCCAGGATTTGTTGGCACTGTGGTTTGCCATCCATTGCCACCTGTATAGCTTGAATTAGCTCCTGTAGCCCATGTATAAGTTGATGTTCCTGATGGATTGCCTGGTGTTGTTGATGTCCATTGATATAAAAATGCAGTGGCATATTTATTGGCTGGAACTCCAGAAATTCCTGAAAACCCACTGTATCCACTAGTCCCAGACAATCCTGATGCCCCAGATAATCCTGATGCCCCAGATAATCCTGATGCCCCAGACAATCCTGATGCCCCAGACAATCCTGATGCCCCAGACAATCCAGACAAACCACTGAAACCAGAGTACCCTGATGCTCCAGATGCACCACTAGCCCCTGACAAACCTGTTGGTGCCCAAACAAATCCAGCACTTATTGGACTCAGTGCTGACAAACTTGTGCCACTGCCAACTGTGTATGCAAAATAATAAGTACCAGCTGGCAAAACCACATCCACAAACGTATAGTATGAATTGTTTGAAACTGGCAAACTATTTGCCGTTTGAACATTAGCCCAAACCTTCCAATCTGATCCTGATGGTGTGGCCACTGTTGTATAGTACAAAGTGCCATTTGTAACTCGACCAGTTACTGGAATAAATACTTGCACATTAAAATATGGAATATTTGCCGCTTCAAAATGGGCCGTCACTGTTGGTGCAGTTAATGAACTGAAAAATGTAGGTGCAGCAATTCCACTGTGGCTTGTTGGTGCATATGCAGTGATGCTTGATGTTGCATAAACATTGGGATCATATTGCATCATTTGAAATGATGCCCCAAGTGATCCATCAGGCAGCGATACTTCCTTGACTTGCATCACTCTGAATTGTTGATTTGTCCAGCCATAGTAACTGTTGGTCACTGTTACCACATCACCAGCATTGACTTGAATGCCAGTGTAATTGGTGGAAAAACTGACAATCAAATCAAGCCTGTTTTGCTCGAGCACTCGATTGGCCAAATATTGAGCCGTGACGCTGCTATTGATCAAATCATATGAAATGGTGAATTTGTTGACTGGCTCATTTGGCAGCAACAATCCTGATGGAGTTTGCAGATTTACATAACCTGGTTGATCTCGATTGCCAGAATCAATGAATCTGGCCTCGATCTGGTTGACCATTTGAGTCAAATCCAACTCACTGACTGTGATGTCTGAAATGATATTTGAATCATCAAATGAAAATGTCGGTGAAATGGCTTTGTTAACAACCACAGTCCAAAGTCCTGTGGCCACTTGATAAGACTGCCATGAATCGCAGCAATTCATCATCAAATCAATGTTTGACAATGCAGTCTGACCAGTGTCCAAAACACCATTGAATCTGTATCTTGCAATCGATGCTGATCCTCCACCAGCTGGTGTGTAAGTAATCAATTCATCAGAATATGCATTCAATGCAGTGGCTGATGCAAAGCTGACAAATTGACTTGAAACTGCTGCACCATAAACTGTGTTGGTCATGTAGTCATACCAAACGTCACCAGGTTTGGCACATCCAGTGCCATTCAAATAATGGCTTACATGGAATGTGACTGGCTGCAGCGCAGTTGTTCCAAGTGAATTTGCGTTATAAACCAGCTGCACAATTGCAAATGCAGTGCCGTTCATTTGTCGGCCACTGCTAACCCATTCCTGCCCTGATGGAATGCCATTGGCCGTACTCATCACCGCTGATGGCTGATTTGATGTGTTGATGGGTGTGATCGTTCCAGTTTGTGATGATGTGTACAAACTGATGTACAAGTGACCGTTGATCGATGTGTCCACATTGCCAGCTTGGTCTGTTAAACTGACAACTTTTGTCAAATCAGTGGTGTCAAATGTGATGATCTGATCTTGATAATAAAATTTGCTGGTGTCAAATGAAAACTGGCCATTTGGACTGATGCAGCTGATCACCATCACATAATACATTGACTTTTGATCTGTGGTCAGCACCGCATCACAAAATCGGCCACCAGTGTATGCATCACCATATACCAATGGAATGCCAGCCGTTGGATCAGGTGGCACTTGCTGCCTAATGTTATTTTGCTGGGATTGTGGAATATTGGGGGCAAAAAGCCTCGATGCCACAATCGAAACTGCAAACGTGACCGCCATTTGCATGGCTCCAGCATATGTCAAAAACTCCAATTCATATGCACCAGTGACAATCGCTGCTGCCGTGAAGATAAAACTCAGTAATGATGACATTTTAAAACCTTAATTGTTTTGAGTTGATCCAAATGTCACCAATGGCACTGGATTGCTCGATGTCGATCCAATCACTTTGGATGCACTGCCATTTGTTGGCTGAGTACCAAAATTGAAATAAGTGGATGCAATAACTGGCACTCGATCCATGCTTGTATCATTAGGGTATAAAAACCTCCAATTTGATGGATTGGTTTTAATTCCAGCAATCCTCGAGTCCAGCACCAATCGCATCGATGCTGATGAAATCACGCACGTTGCCACTCGAGTCCTGGCTCTTTGATCAAATTTTTCTGAAATGGCAATGTTGTTGATAATGCCTTGGTATCTCTGGAAAAACTGCTGCACACCCAAAATGGTTTGAATTTGATTGTTTGAATCCAAAAACCCACGCCAAACAATGATTTGACTGCCTTTCATATTAGCAGCCAAGACTGCTGAAATGATGTCTGGATTAAGTCCAGTAACTGTCAATTTCAAATCGACACTGGTTGATTTCATGTCCTGTTGAATTTCACTCAATCCAACATATGCTCCCATGCCTTGGAACAAAATTCCATCGACTGTCACATTTGATGCTGCATTACAAAATGTATAACTTGCAGTAGGTGAACCAATTGTGCCAATGTTGATTTGAATAAATTCAGCGTATCTGATCGAACTTGAGCTAAGTGCTGCAATTAAAGTGGACATTTTTTATCCTTATGATGCAGTGATGTATTCTCTAAATACAAATGGACTTGACCACTCAACCCATGCACCATTGGTCATTGGATTCAATGTGTATGTGGGCAATTGTTCAGCCACCACATAAAAGCTGCAATTGTTTCCAAGCAATACTGGTGCAGTTGATGCTGGTGCGCCAATCAATGGTCGATTGATATTAATCACCGACCCAGCTGAATCAGCGGTCACTTTGTATACAAACCCATTGATCGAGATAAAGTCACCAGCCTTAAATGTTCCATTTGATGTGATGTTAATGGTTTGACTGTTTGGTGTGGGTGTGCCATTCAAACTGGCCGTTGTGGCCGTCCCTTGCATGGCCGTAAACCAACTCAAATTTGCCGATTGAAACGTGATGTAATCTGGCAGCTGACGATCCAAATTGTCGATGGCTTGGATCACATTTCTGACCTGTGGATAATACAAAAAATTGTGTGGAGTAATGGTAAACACCCATGGCACTGTGGTCAGGTATTGGGCCACTGTCATTTGACCTGATCGAGAAACCTGTTGACCAACAGTGCGTCTGTTGTTTACATTCATTTTTTGTTGAATTTCAACAATGTTTTGAAAGCCAGCCATTATGTTCGGCTCCTAGTTGTTGCAATGTTTTTGGTTGCATATTGATTGGCTGCCCAAATTGCACCAGAGCTGCCATATATCCTATCTTCAAATGATTTGGTGTCAATGGCTTGGATGTTGTAATTGGTGACGTTTTGAACTGTTTGGCTGCCCATACCGCCCAATTGATTGTTCGGTATCACTGTGGAATTGCCTCGAGGCACAATCACCTCTGGGCCATTTTCACCAACAATGGATGGTTGGCCAGCATCGAGTGGGCCACCTGTGGCATTTGAAACCATGATGGGTGTGGCCGTTTCCACTGGAGCTGGTCCAGTTGACCCACCAAAAATACCCCCACCAAATCCACTAAACATATTGCTAAACAATTGAGTGGCCTGTGCCTTGATTTGAATTGCAATTAAGTCAGCAATAATGCTTTTTGCTAAATCAGAAAAATTCAATTTCCCTGTTTTTACAAAAGTTTCCAATGCTGAAGACATTTGATCAACAACAGTGGTAAATGATTTCTTGCCGACATCGGCCATGGTTTCTGCACCTTCACGATATTGTGCAAATGCCTCATCCCAGCCATGCCAAAAATCTGTTCTTGCCAACTGATTAGCAGCAACAACTTTTTTAGTTTGTTCAATGTAGTCAGTTGTTGAAAAATTAACCAATTCTTTTTGTCTTTTTAATTCATTTTCTAATGCATCAGCACCTGGCCTTTTTTTATCAATCAAAGCCATTTTTTCATCAATTGCATTTAATGTTCTTTGTTGCTCATTCAAAACTGCATCAATTGCTTTTTGCATTTCAACTTCATTTTTGGTCAAATTTTTGTCTTTTTCTTTTTGACTCAACATTTCCAAATTCAGTTGCTCTCGATTTTGATAAGCCTGAAATAATTCTTTTTCTGCCAAAATTTGTTTTGAATAAGATTCAATAACTAATCTGTTTATATCTTCTTTTTTAGGTTTTTCTTTTTCTTCTGTTTTAGGTGGGTTTAAGATATTTGACTCAAAAGTGGCAATGTTTTTTGCCATTTCCTCGACTTCTTTTTCATATCTTTTATTGTCTGCAATTGCAGCGTCAATGCCTTGGGTGAATAGAATTTTTGCATTTTCAAATGTATGCTGAATTTCCATTCCAATGGCTTTAAATGTGTTTAAAACCCTTTCACCCAAAATAGTGACTGTTTCCATGCCAATGCGTAAAGCCTCAAAAAACACATGACTTACACCATTGCTTTTGGTCATTTCATTATAAAAAGCCAACAAACTGGGTATCACTGCATTGGTGAAATTCAACGACATCTCTTTGCCAGCTGCAGTTAATTTCAAACTTAATTCATGTGCTTTTTCAACTGATGCAGCATATTCATCCATTGATCCTTTGCCTTCTTGGATAGATTTGGCCAATCCAGCCAAATCCACGCCTCGAATTGATCGACCCAATGTTTCAAAAGCCAATCCATTTCTTTCGGCTGCATCTTTCATATTGCCAAGAGAATTGATAACTTTTTCAAACAAATCTTGCTCAGACAAATGCCTCAAGTCATTTAATGTGACTCCAAGTTTTGCAAATGATTCTTGGGCTTTGGCATTTCCTTGTACTGCAGATTCCATTTTTTGGGTAAAGCCAGAATAAATTCTGCTGGTATCTTCTGCATTTCCACCATTTTCCTCAAGTGCTTTGGACAATTCCAAAACTGATGCAGTGGCCACTTCATTGGCTTTGGCAGTTTCCACAATCCTATCTGAAAACTCCAAAGCTGATTTTGTCATTTCATAAAAACCAGCCACGCTTAATACTTCAGGCAAATATTCTTTTAATTCTCTAAGAGAATTTTTAGCCTCAGCAATTCCTTTTTTGAATTCTGTTGTATCCAGCCCAAGTTGCGCACCTAGTCCAGCAATAATATTGGCCATTATGTTCCCTCAAAAAGAATCGATGGGGCATTTGGAGCCATGGCCATGAAAGCCAAAAGTCTCTGATTTGTTAACTCTTTCCGATCTTCATCGGTCATCGGATAAAGATATTCAAATGCCTTTGGAATTATATCCTCGAGTGTATAGGGGGATTTGCCTTTGGGCAACATTTTATTGAATTGGCCAGCCGTCAGATTACCCAAAACTTCCAAAATCCCACGATTGCCAATTAAGCCATCGGCATACATAACCGCAATGTCAGTGAATGTGCCCTCGTCAATTGCTGCTGGATCGGCCCCATGGGCCGTTAAATAGGCTTTGACTTGCCTTCTGACCGATCCAGTTATTTTCCCTTTGTGGTTGTGTAATTGGGGGAAATGGTAGAGTTAATGTAGTCCAGCAGCTCCAGTTGAACACTGAATGGGAACAATTCTTCAATGTCTGCATATGTGATGGTGTTCATGTCAAAGTCTTTATTCTCTGGCACCAACATTTTAAAAGCCTCAACCAATCTGTTTTCTGTCAAAACTTTGTTTCTAGTGGTTTCCCTAATGGATCGATCTTTGATTAAAACATCGTTTTCAAGATATTTGACTTCAGGATCATTTTCATATTTGGCCCGATTCTCGAGAAATTCTTTGGCCATGTCCTGATAATATTTTTCTGCTTTTTCTTCATTGACCACTTTAGCTCGCTCAAACATGGCCTCAGTTTCAACTGTCAAAGGCACTTTGACTTTGAATGTGTGACCGCCAAATTTGAATGATCTGATTCTGAGTGAGTCTTTTTGCTCCATGAATTTGGAACCAAATGCGTTTGCAAGATTTGTCATGTTTTATTTTCCTGTTGTCATATGTTTTGATTTGTATTTTAAAAGGGCATTTTTTAAATCCATTGTCAATGAATTTGTGACTGCTGCTGCATTGCTTTCCAATGCTGGCCTAAGAAATGGCATTCCCTCGCCTTTTAACCATCTTGCCGTACCAAATTCAATTGCAAATGCTCTGGCATCGCTAATCATGTGTTGACGTTCGTTTGTTTTTCTGTTTTTAAATGTTTTAGATAATAATTTTTTGTTGCTTGAATTGTCTGATATGAATTTTCTGCCTGGTGCAACTGTGACTCGAGAAATCATTACCATTGTTGGTGTTGAATATAATGACCTTTTATCTCTTGAAGTTGGCACTCTTGCTTCAACTTGTAATGATGAAATCAATTGGCCAGTATCAATATTATCATGTGTTTGCAATAAACCTCTGGCCGTTTGTAACACTGGAACCATTGCTGCACGACACGCATTTTTTAAAATGTTGTTTGCGTCTTTTTCGCCAAAATCATCAGTAATTTGATTAAGCAAATCTTCAAATTCTTGAAATCCAGACCAATCAATGGTTATTTCATAACCTTTTTGAGAACTGCCAACATATGCCATTAATTTAATTTCCCAATGATAATTTTCTTGAAAATTAAAGAATTAAGCTGCAGCACATAATCAACCACTTCCTCTGGTGCCATCGAGCTGGCATGGTTTTTTGCAATGTCAAAGGCCAAATTGATGCCTGTGATTTTCTGTTGAGAAAAGCCAAACCAGTCTTTTTTACCAGACTCGGCTTGGCTTACTAGGTATCCCAAAAGATCATTGCTATTTTGTATTATTGTCATTTTGTTTTATTCTGTTTTCGTTTCAATTGGCTTTTCAACAACAACTGGTTTAAATGGATCGTTGCCATCTGCCAAACATTTGGCAATTGCCTCGTCAATTGTCTCCGCTTGATAGCTTTTGCCGTTTGCAAATTCAACTGTAATCATTTTTTAACCTCAAGTATTGTTTGACCAGCCGTATTGATTGCCCCTGGGGTGAATCGTAAATTTGCATTTTGCCTCTGCATTTGGTGCAGCATCAACTGTAAATTCAGAAACTCGACCATTAAATGCATAAGCAATTGTGTTTGCACCTGATGTGGCAGCAATGACAAAAGTACGATCAATGATGCCTGAATATGCATCAGCTCTAATCAATAACAAACCAGCATCGCTTGGATTCCATGCTGCAGTGATTGTCAATGATGTGGGCTTGGATTGTGTTGGAATAATGTCGGATTGACGTGCGCCAGCCACTGCAAATGATGCAGATGCATCATCTTGTCCAAATGCTGGGATTGCCTCAACATTTAATGCTTGTGATGTTGTACCAGTACCATTGGCTGCAGTGCCAACAATGCCAGCAACTTGACCTGTCCATGTTGACAATTGAGTTGTTGTCAGTGGCGTAGGTGTTGCAGTTGGTTGGCACCAGAGTGATGCACTAAAGCCAGGTAAAACTTGATTGGGTAATGCCATGATTAAATCCTTTGAGAAAAATTAAACAACTTGTTTTGTTTTATCAACATGGGATGTCCATCCGACAATCCAAGATTATTTGGTG